GTTATTTAGCGGTATTACTTATACGTTTGATGTGAGTGACAATAGTAATTCTGGACATCCGTTACGTTTTAAAGATGGTTCTACTTCTTATACGGCTGGAGTTTCAACAAGTGGTACAGCAGGTCAGGCAAATGCAACTGTAACGTTTGCAGTGCCTAATGACGCACCTACGTCAACTTTAATTTATTATTGTACAGTTCATGGTAATGCTATGGGTAACAGTATTTCTGTGCCTAATAGCTTGACCGCAAATCAAGTTCTTGCTGTAGAAGCTGCTGTGTTTAATATACAACAAGCTTTTTCTCATGCTGCGTCAGTTACAGAAAGTATAAATACTAGCTTAATACTTGGTGATTCAGAGTTTATGTATCCTAGCCAAGTTTACATGCACGATACTGATCCTAATGATTCAAGTATTAGAGGTTATCATAGAGGTCTAAATGAAGGCGGAGGTACAGTATTTACTCAAGATGTGTATAGGTTTACAAGATTAGATTTCTCAGCTGTTTTAGGTCAAGATGACAGTCTTCTAAACAGTGCCTATATTGGTGATGCAGACTTTGGAGTTGCTTCAGTAGCTCAATCTGTTGGTATTCTAGGCTCTGCGGGGCTTATAAACCAACCTCGTATTAATGGACAAAGCATAACTTATGCAGAAACAAGTTCTGCTGGACTATTAGTTAATTTCATATATACTGATACAGACGATACTGAATTAGGTGGTCATTTCTTAAATGAGACACCGCTTTGTGCAGGATCATATGTTTAAAAAAGGAGATGGGTATGATAAATGATACTATCAAAGTAACGGGTGAATTAAAAGTCACTCTTACAAAACCTGACGGTAACGTACATGAAACGGTTGTACCTAACATTGTCGTTACTGATGGTAAAGAATATATTGCGTCACGAATGAAAGACGCATCAGCTACAGCTATGAGTCACATGGCTATCGGTACTGGCAGCACTGCTGCAGCCGCTGGTGATGCAGCTCTTGGAACTGAGGCTGGTCGAGTAGCTCTTACATCAACTACTGTGTCAAGTAACGCTGTTGCTTATGTTGCAACATTTGCTGCTGGTACAGGAACAGGTGCAATTACAGAAGCCGGTATACTTAACGCATCATCAAGTGGTACACTTTTATGTAGGACTGTTTTCTCAGTAATTAACAAAGGAGCTGCAGATACATTAGGTATTACTTGGACTGTAACTGTAAACTAAGGAGTAAGTTATGAGTGTAAAATTCTCAAACAATGGTCACTCCACATTAGCTGCTAGTTTAGCTTCTAATGCTACAAGTATAACTGTTGCAAGTGGACATGGTGCTCGTTTTCCATCCCTTTCGAGTGGAGAATATTTTTACGCTACACTAATTGATGCTTCTAATAATCTCGAAATTGTTAAGGTAACAGCTAGGTCTAGTGATGTTCTTACAGCAACTCGTGCTCAAGAAAGTACAACAGCAAGAGCATATGCTATTGGAGATCGAATAGAACTTCGTGTAACAGCAGCAGGTATTACTGATGCTACTAACATAGATAACATTGTACCATCTCAATCTGGCAACAGTGGTAAATTCCTTAAAACTGATGGCACGAATGTATCTTTTGCAATAGCAGGGTCTACTGATGCAAGTGATTTGACTAGCGGAACACTAAACCATGCTAGACTGCCAAATGGTGCAGTGCTTCAAGTTGTACAACATATACATACCTCTCAAGAAGGCTTTAGTGTTGCTAGTGGTACTCTCAGTAGTTATTCATCTGTTCAAGATACTATAACACCACAAGACTCTACTAATAATATATTAGTAATGATTTCTTTGGATGGTGTTACATTTGAAACCGATGGTGGGTATGGTCATTTTAGGCTTTACAGAACAGTCGGTGGGTCTGATACACAAATAGGTAAATTTGGATATCCAAGACAATGGAGTTCTGATGATAATGCAAGTGGTGTAACTATGACTTCTTTTAAACTTGATAGTCCCGGCACTACCTCTTCCGTTACTTACCGTTTTAAATGGTTTAGTAACAGCGCCACTAACACTTTTCAGATCAACAGAGATTCTGAGGGTAATAGTTCAATGACTCTTATGGAGGTAAAAGCATGAGTATGATTTCATTTACACAAGCTCTTACAGAGTTAAATATTACCGGATATATGCTTGATGGCACACCAACTACAGAAGCCGAATTTAAAGCTATGTTTGCAAAATTAGATAAAGACGGCAATAAAGACACCAATCCAGATAACTTTGGTGTTACTTGGAGTCAGCTAAAAGCAAAGTATGACGAATTAGTTAATGATGAACCTATGACAGACCTTCGTGCAGAACGAAATAGGTTACTAGCAGAAACAGATTGGTGGGCAGGCTCTGACCTTACCATTACAGATGCTCAAAAAAAATACAGGCAAGATTTACGGGACATTACAAAATCAGCTACATCTCTTGATGATGTAACATGGCCTACAAAACCGTAAGGAGTAGAGTATGGGAGTTAAAGTAACAAACAACGCATTTGGAACCATATCAGCTGGTATTAGCACTTCTGCTACCACTATTGTTCTTGATAGTGGTCAGGGTGCACGTTTTCCTACACTTGGCTCTGGCGATTACTTTTACGCTACTCTTATTGACACATCTAATACTTTAGAAATTGTAAAAGTTACCGCACGTTCTACAGACTCTATGACTGTAACTCGTGCTCAAGATAATACTACAGCTAGTGCTTTTGCTATTGGTGATAGGTTTGAACTTAGACCTACCGCTGCATTATTTGAAGATATTGTTAGTGGTGCTACACTTGTTAGTGACACTAGTCCGCAGCTCGGTGGTAATTTAGACCTTAATTCAAATAATATAAATGATGGCACGTTTTTAGCTGATAGTAGCCGTATTCGAGTGCCTAATGCTTCTTCTAATCCTAGTTCTCCAAATACTGGCGATATGTATTATAATACTTCTGATAAGATTATAAAACACTGGGATGGTACAGGCTGGGTGCAGATGTCAAATGTTGTCCTTGATGGCTCAACAGCAGCTTTAGCACCTCAATATGGTTCTGAGGTTGTTGATGCTTTAGGCTCATCATTTACAGCAGGATTGTACTACTTAACTGGATTAACAGCTTCTGGGTTTAGTGCCCAACAAGTTTATGTAGATGCCGATGGTTATATGCTGTTTTATAGACACGCAGGAACAGGCGGCTCATATAATTCTACTTATGAAATCAGAGGAGATACTCTAGGTGAGGCTGCTGTTGGTACATTAACTTCACCTACAATGGGTTTAACTACTTCAGGTGTAAGCACTGCGGCAGGTAGTTATGGCGTGGCACGTTTAGCAACTAATTTTGTTAGAGCGTTAGGCGGTGAAAGTGCTTCTGGAAATGTTATCCGTATGACGGTTGGTAGTAATACAGTATATATAACGGATGCTCAATGGTACGCTACCGCTGGTACAAGTGGGTCTGACCCATATGGGCATGACAGTAGTATTAGTTATGGAAACTCTTATGCAAACCGAAGATCAAGTACATCGTACAATACAGGAGAAGTCGGACGACCATTAGGTACTTACCCCGGCTTTAACGTAATCCCATACTATCACGGAAGTAATTATTCTGGTGGTTATGATGGCGGTTGGCATAAAGCTACAACAATTTGGGTGAGGCAATACTAATGGTTAATTATGATAAAATTGCTAAGAGCACATTAGAAAATGTTAACACAGCAAATGCAGACTTAGTATACCTACATGATGGGACAGAAATTAAAGTAGCAGATAACGCCGAGTTAAATAAAGCTTTTCGTAACGAAGAAGCTAGAGAAAAAAGAGCAGCTGACTACCCCTCTATCGGAGATCAGCTAGATTCTTTATACCATGCAGGTGTGTTTTCTTCTGATATGGAAGCAAAACTTAAAGCTGTTAAAGATAAATATCCGAAAGAATAATTATGGATAGGAAAGAAATTAAACGTACACCTCTTGTTATGATGCCTGATGGTAGATTTTTGCGGGGGGATGAATATGTAAGTGAGGGAGTAGTGGTTGAAGAACCACCGCTTTATGAAAAGCCGCAAGCGGTTGAAGATCAAACAGCAGCGGTGTTAGGACATAATGAATAAGAAACGTATGACGACAGCTGAAATAAATAACGAACTGCTACAACACGAAGCAATTTGTGCTGAACGTTACAACATGATACTAGCTCGTCTTTCTAGACTTGAGCGAGTGTTTCTTGGCGCAGCTGGTGCTGTGATTGCGGGATTGTTATCAATAATACTAACCTTAATAAATTGAAGGAGGTGATCAAATGCCGGGTTATATGATGAAAGATAAAAAGAAAAAGATGTATGGTTATGGCGGCTCTGTGACTAAGAAGAAAAAAATTATGTATAAAGATGGTAAGACAGTACCTGAGCTGACTTCGGCTCAGATGAAACTACCAGCTGCATTAAAAGATCAGATTATCCGATCAAAGAAAAATGACATGGATAAGAAGAAAGGTTAGGTATGTCCGGTGTTAGAGTATGTAGCAGCAGCAAATGCGGCCTATGCCGTTATCCGCAAGGCAGTTGAAAACGGGCGAGAGCTAACTTCAGTTGGCAAGCAGATTGCAGCTTTTACACATGCTACAGACGATTTATCTAAACACGCGAACAAAAGAAAAAACAGTATATGGTCAAACTTTACTGGTAAAGATGAAAGTGATTTAGAAGAATTTATGGCTCTAGAGGAGCTAAAAGAAAAAGAAAATGAGTTAAAACAAATGATGATATATCTAGGCAGACCCGGTTTACATAGTGATTATGTAAGGTTTTGCGTAGAAGCTAGGAAACGAAGGCAGGAAGATGCAAAAGAAAAAGAGCGAAGGTGGGCTGCTTTTGTAGAAAAATTTCAAGCTTGGATAGCAGGCATACTTATATTTTCTCTTTTACTAGGAGGCTTAATAGGTGGGCTGTGGCTACTAAGATATAAAGGAATTATCTAATGCCGAAGAAACTGCAAAAAGAATCTATATATGCTGAGTACGATCAAGATGGTGACGGTATAGTTACTGATGAAGAACTTGGTCATGTCAAAGAAATTAAACGAACAGAAGACGCTACACGGAAAAACCTAGCTCAACTTAGGATGGCTAGGTTTTCTTTAATTGCAATGGGTGCATTCACCTTTGCTATGTTCTTTGTACCTATAGATAGAGTTAACGCATTAGCTGACATTAGTAATTTATTTTATCTTACTGGTGGCGGTGTTGTCGCTACCTATATGGGAACTACTGCTTGGACACAACGCAGTACGAATGGGAAATGATTACAGTGTTTGCGTTATATGTATATGCAGGCGCTAGCTTACAACCGCCAGTAACTTATTGGTATGATGTTAATAGGTGTAGGTATTTTGCTAGTAGGTTGATGCGTCAGCCTCCTATACCGGGAGAAAAAAAGAAGAAAATCACTGCTGTGTGTAAACTACAGCAGGTAAAAAATGGTACTGAAATCTACAAATAAATGGTATAAACAAATGATATGGCTACAAAAGTAAATGAAAATACTGAAGTTGCACTACCACTTAGAAACATAATTACTATGGTGGCAGCAGCTTCTGTTGCTACATGGGCGTATTTTGGGATTATAGAACGGTTAAACCAAATGGAAACCAGTATTACTATGATGGAGGCAGATCAAGGGCAGAACACAGAGTTTCGTATTAAGTGGCCTAGGGGTGAGATGGGTAGTTTACCTGCTGACTCTGAGCAGTTTATGTTGATTGAGCATCTAGCTAAAGAGTTAGAAAAGTTACAGTCTCAAATAGAAAGTGGTCAAGCACCATACGACCAACAACAAAAATTGACCTTGGAATTTTATGAAAAACGTATAACAACTATAGAAGAGAATATAGAGAAACTAAGGAATAATGGTCACGGAAAACAATGATAGAGCTAGTTTTTGTTTTGCTTCTGTATAGTAATGGAGAAGCTATAGAGTATACTCCATATGACAAACTATCAGAATGCTTGTCTACAAAGAGGACAATTAAACGTAATGTTAACGGCGGCGTAAACTTTGATAGTCAGTGGAAATGTAAAGAATTAAAAGTAAAGCTGGAAAAAAAGTCAGATGGCGGTTATGATATAGTAGAACTTATTGAGGAGTAATTATGTTACAAAGTTTAATAGGGCCAGTTACTGGGTTACTTGACAAGTTTGTAGAGGATAAAGACCAAAAGGCAAAGCTTGCCCATGACTTGGCAACGATGGCCGATAAACATGCCCAGCAGATAGCGCTCGCCCAAATCGAAGTTAATAAGGCTGAAGCAGCTTCTGGATCACTTTTCAAAGGCGGTTGGCGTCCAGCGGTTGGCTGGGTCTGCGCGATTGCTTTTGCATACCATTTTATAATCAAAGACCTAATTATATTTGGTGCATCTTTTGCTGGTGCAGAACTACCTGAGTTACCTGAATTTGATATGGGTACACTCCTAACTGTTTTGGGCGGCATGCTCGGAATCGGAGGACTTAGGACATATGAAAAGCAAAAGGGAATTACTAAATGAGAGAAAATTTTGATAAATCACTACAGCTTCTGTTAAAGCACGAAGGCGGATTTGTAAATCACGAACGCGATCCGGGGGGTATGACTAATTTAGGAGTGACTAAAAACGTTTATGAAGAATGGCTAGGCTACGAAGTCGATAAACAAGATATGATGAAGCTTACACCAGAAGATGTTGCTCCAATATATCTAAACAACTACTGGATAAAAGCAAACTGTGATGAACTACCTTCCGGTTTGGACTACGTTGTTTTCGATTGGGCTGTTAATTCTGGAGTAAGTAGAAGTTCTAAAGGTATACAGAAATGTTGTGGCGCTGAGCCAGACGGTGTAATAGGGCCAAAGACACTACAACTTATTCTAGGGCAAGACACAAATTTTATGATAGAAAAGTTTAAAGAAGTAAGGCAGAGTTTTTATGAGGGTCTAAATCACTTTGATGCGTTTGGTAGGGGTTGGACTAGGCGAAACGATGAGGCAACAGAGGTTGCGCTAGGAATGGTTGAGAAGTAATGGGGTCAGTAAAGCTAACAAAGTTTCTAGGGGAAGCTCCAAAAGTATCTTCAGAGTTACTTCCTGATGGAGCTGCCCAAAATGCTTTCAATGTTAAACTGTATTCTGGTGATCTTATACCTTATAGGACTCCAAAGCTTGTTGAGAATGTCGGGCGAACGGGCACAATTCAAACACTATATAAGCTTACTAATCCTTCTAACGGTGACAATGTATTCCTTACATACCTCAATGATGTAGATATTGCTACTGCGTCTGCGCCTTGGACAACTACTTCTAATACAGAAGATACTGAACAACGATTTTATTACACAGGTGATGGTACACCCAAAGTATCTAATTATGATCTAGCTACCAACGGAAGTGCTCCGTTTCCTGTAGCTAACGGTTATTACGATCTTGGTTTACCACTACCCGAAACAACTCCAACTGCTACTGCTGTAACATTTAATGTTGTAAGTTCAACACACTATGAAAGAGACAGTGGTAATACTGCAACATTTTATGGCTCATCAAACCACAACTTACGCTCAGGTAATGTTGTGTCAGTTAGAGATTTTGGTACATCAGACGAAGCTAAGTCTTTTAACGCTACGAACGTAGAAGTTACTAAACTTAATGCTACCGATTTTACTTACTTTAGTCCGGGTGACACTGTATCTAAAACAGCAAATACTACTGGTCGTTCCGAACTTGCGGGTAATACACAGATCAGAACATATGTTTTTACATGGGTTACACCTTGGGATGAAGAAGCTATACCATCTTTACCTTCAAACGAAGTGTATATTAAAGAAGGGCAGACTGTAAATGTAACTAACTTACCTACTGCAAAACCTTCCGCACCTACACAAAATTTTGTGCGAGGTATACGATTATATAGAACTGTTGTTTCAGCAGCTGCTACAGAGTATTTTCAGCTGGCAACATTATGGTTTCCAACAGCTACCACCAAAGTAGCACGAAGTGGTTCTACTGTTACTTTAACCTTGGCAGAGCCACATAATTTTATTGTTAATGATAGATTTAAACTATCCGGTATGACTACAGATAGCGGCAGTATGAATGGTGAGTTTTCTGTAGCGACTATTGTTGACAAGTATTCGTTTACATTTTCTGACAGTGGGAATGCTATTGGTGAAACTGCTGATACTAATGGTACAGTGTTCCATGATGTCTCAGAAAGTTTAGATAATACAGCTAGATATTGGGGTGACGGAGGTAGTTTTACTTTTGTAGATGATTTTCTTATATCGGGCTTGTCTAGGATACTAAACTCTGAGGATAACGACCCACCACCTACAGGTATGAAAGGTATTCGTGCAGCCCATAATAATATTCTTATTGGTTTTTTTGATAACCAGTTATGTTTTTCTTTTCCTGATAAACCGCATGCTTGGCCTGAACGATTTAGGCTAACGTTTGATTCTGACATTGTAGCAATAGAATCTATACAAGGTTTTATTATTGTTCTTACAAAAGAGTATCCATACCAAGTATCAGGTAACGATCCTGCTACTATGGTGTCTGCTCGTATTGATACATTGTACCCATGCCTTTCCAAAAAATCTGTTGTTAACATGGGTTATGGGGTTATGTGGGCAACGCATGGTGGGCTTGCTACCTATGCTCCTTCACAAGGTATAGACCTCGTAACTAAACTTATCCATGACTGGGACACTTGGAATGAAGCTCTCAACCCTGCTACTCTCGTTGGCCATTATTATAACGGTAAGTATTTTGGCTCTCATTCTAGTAAATCATTTATCTATGAACGAGATGATAAAGTAGGTGGGTTTTTTGTAAGCATCCAGTATACGTTTACTGCTGCCTGTACTGATTATGAAACAGGTGTATTGTATTACATTGGTGATACACTGGGTAATCTGTATGAGTGGGACAATAAATCACAGGTTCTTTCTCCGTTAGAGTGGAAGTCAAAAACTATCGTAACTAAAGATTTTATGAACCTTGGTGCTGCTAGGGTTATTGCAGATTTTGAAACACCCGGAACAGAGACTGAAAACATAATTGCTTTTAATAATGCCATACCAGCTTTTAATAACGCTATATTTGCTAAAAGTATACAACTTGGTTGCGTTAATGGGCCTACAGATTATACAGATGCTGGGGCTAGAGTGTCAAATATAGGTACTCTTAATGCTTTTGCACTTAATGCAGACGGGCAAACACGGTTTCAAAAAGACATCTCAGGTGTGTTACCAGTTACCTTTAAGTTGTTTGTTGATAAACAGTTGATCTTTCAAGGGACAGTAAGTTCTGACGAAGTATTTAGATTGCCAACAGGGTATAGAAGTGATACATTCGAAGTCGGGGTGTCAGGTTCGTCAAGAATACGGGCAATACATATAGGTGAGACCCCATACGGATTGAGGACAGCATGAGTGTAGCCAATAGATTTACAAGTGTACCAGCAGTACCGCAAGGAGGTTTTACAGATTACCAAACTGTACTTATTGGTGCAGTTAAAGAAAACATAGAACTTCTAACTGGACTTCGTGGTGAAGCTGACGTTGTAAGTAAAGCAATAACTCAAGGTCAAGTTACAGTAAATCAAATGGGTCAACAAAAGATGCAGCAGGTAACTGCTAAAGGTGATGGTTCTACTATTACTATAAGTGGCACTGCTTATGATCTAGCTAATTTAAGTGATGTACGGAAACTTATTGTAGACGTACAGACTTTAGCTGGCGATGTAGCTGAGATGAGAGCTACACTTAATTTTTTAATTAAACAAATGAGAGGACGGTAATCATGGTAATGAAACCTACAACTGATCCTATGATGCAAGCTCAAGCTCCTGAGCTAGTAAGTCCAGCTGTGCCTGACTCTGTGTCATTGGATTTACCACCAGCAATCGAAACACTAATAACAATGCCTGCGCCTCCTATTACACAAGGGGCGTTAGGTGAAATACCTACAGGGGTAACAGGCGGAAATCCACAGTATCCGGTTTTAGATTTTAGGATGCAACCTGCTACATTTCAAGAAGGTGGTATGGTTCCACCAGCAGGGTTGCAGCCACAAATGCCACAAGGCCCTACTAATCCAGCGATAATGAATAGTCAGATAGACCAGACTTTGGCGCAGAATCCAGAGGTGGTAGCTAGAATACGAGCATCTATTGAGGCAGGTATTCAATCAGGTGAGCTAGACGCTAATCAGTTAAATATGATTATTCAACTTGCTAAAACAGTACAGCAAAATCCAGCTATGTATCCTCAGATTAGGCAGATGGCTATCCAAAGAGGATTAGTTCCAGAAGAGGATATGCCTCAACAATACGATGAGGGTCTTATTAATGCTATACTTATGGCAGCAAAAGCTATGGAAGCTGATGTACAGATTGAAAGTGCAGAGATGATGCAACCACAACCACCACAAATGATGAATGAAGGTGGTGTACTTGTCGGGCCGTCACATGCTCAAGGCGGAATACCAGTTAAAGTAGCTGGTGTTAACAATGCCGAGATGGAAGGCGGAGAATATGTCATCCCTAAGAATGTTGTAAAAGCAAAAGGTACAGAGTTTTTTGATCGAATGCTTAAACAATATGAAGAAGGCGGTGAAGTTTAATGTCGTTACAAGTAGTGCAAGAAAAAGAAACTAAAAAATACAATGTACAGCTTTTATCTACAAAAGAAATGTACGATAAGTATTGGGGTGCATGTATACCTTTATTTCAAGAGTGTATTGACAGAGCTATGCACGGTGAAATGACTGTAGATGATATATATGATCGTGCACTTAAAGGACAGTTATACGTTATTGCTATAAAAAATGATGATGATGATCTTCCTGATGTTAATTTAGTATTAGCTTTAGAACTTGTTTACTACCCTCAGTTTACTGCTATGAACATAGTAGCACTAGGTGGGAGAGAATTACGTCATAACATAAAGAGATTTTGGAAGCAGATTTGTGGTTGGGCACAAGTTTGTGGAGTTACTAAAATGGAATGCTTAGTCGCACCAGCTATGGAAAAGATTTTACAAGCACAGGGCTTTGAACGAAAGTATTCATTACTAAGACAGGATTTAACTAAGGAGGTCTAAATGCAAACTATAATAAATCCTCTAGTAGTTTCGATAGGCCCTACTAGCGAGACTACTATAACACCCGTTCCTATGACACATCATGGTGGCGGATTAAAAAAACTTGTTGCAGTTGTTGTAGCGGTTGCTATTCCTATTGCTGCTCCTATAATTGCAAGCTCTTTAGTTGCGTCTACAGCTATTGGTGCAGCGGTTACGGCGACTATCGGTGCTACAGCTACAGCGGCTGTTAGCTCAGCAATCGTTGGCGCAGGACTGGGTGCTGTTGCAGCTAAAGTTACAGGCGGTAATGTAAAAGCAGGTGCTATCTCAGGACTTATTGGAGGTGGTATCAGTGGTTATATGTCAGCTGCTAAACCGGGAATGTTCGGCAATCCAGCTGCAAATGCAAGTACATCGACTACAGCTACCACATTAGATGGCAGTGCTATTGGTTCAGGTAATACAGGCAATCTACCACCCGGTGTACAGAATGCTGCTTACACTCCCGGTGGAGAAACAGCTGTTAATAATTCTGTTAACGCAAGTTTAGGCTCTAATGCAGTAGTAGACGGCGCTACAAACGTAAGTTTTGTAGAAAGCATGAAAACAGGTTTAAGTAATGCAGGTCAGCTTGTGGCAAGCAAACTTACTAATCCAGAGACATTGGCTAATGCTGTGCTTCAGGTTGGTGGGGCTGTAGCTGCAGAAGCAATCGTTGGTACACCAGCGGATCAAAGTGCAGAAACACTAGAAGCTATTGAGCAATACAAAGCAGAACTTACAGCGCTTAAAGCAAAAGATGAAGCAGCATTTAATCAAAAGATGGAAGCTGCTAAACAGTATATGGTTCAAGCTGGATATTACGATCCAAATTATTTTGGTCTGCAAGCGGCTAACAAAGCTGCAATTACAGAAGGTCGTAAACTACGAGAGTTTGAGCGTAAAGCTGGTCTAAGAGAAGGCGGTGTATCTTCAGGTGATATGAGGCGAGCTGCATTATCAGGTAGTGCTAATGTACAATCTGCGTTTGACAGAGGTTTCTTATCAGGTGTTGATCTCCAGAATAAAGCTACAAGTACAGGCGTTGGGCTTATCCCTAGTGGTTCTCCAAATGCAGCAAATGCTCAGTTAGGACTAGCTAACTTTTATGCTGGACAAGACTCTGCAGCTCAGCAAAGTGCACAGGCAAAGAAAGATAACATCCAAAAATTCTTTGGTTCATTTGCAGTAAATCGAGGTAAGACTGATGCTGAGAGAGCAAAAGATGCCCAAACAGTAGCAGGTCTTAACACAAACAATATACCTCAGATGGATAGTAATATACCCGGTGTTATAACTCCTAAGCAAATAGAGGAGAACAAGAAGAAAAGTCAATTTGGACAGATAGCGTAGGAGTCTAGAATGGTATTAGGACTCATTGGAAACATAGCAGGAAACTTAAATCAAGATAAGTTTGTTGAGGGTGCAGAAGCTGAAAACAGATTACAAGCTCTGCAACGGGCAAACTTTACTCGTGATCAAGAGAGACTTGCTTTACAAAATTTAACAGTACCTAAACCTCCTGTTGTTACAGATGTAGCTCAAGGCATGGCAGGGTTAAACCTTGATAGGTTCGGTGGTAGCTATATAGATATACCTCCTCCAGTGGTTGATCAAGAAGGTGGTGTAGCAGAAGGGCTACCTCTTGAAGACCCTTTCTATAAAGATAAAATACTTAGAGACTTTGAAAAGAGTCAACAAGGGGGAACAGGCGAACCTCCTGTTGTTCCTGAGTTTGATAGCAGTAAGACTGTTATTAATCCTAGTGATAATCAAAACCTACCCAATGACCAAATACCTATACCTGAGTTTCAAAATCCAGATTTAAGCGCACTTTTTCCTGAAGGTGTAGTTTCTGAGAATGATGTATCTGATGAAGAAAAAGAATCACTACATGTGCAAGGTTTCCCGTGGAAAGTCATAGATAAAAATGGCGGTAAGATAGTTGTCCACAATGGTGTTGAGTATAACATTAAAGATATCATTGGTGACGGCAGCAGTTTTATGATTGTAGATAGGTATGACAGACCTAATTTACTTTTGACTGACGCATTTACTAAAGGTCGTGCCCGTGGAATAACAAACACTGAACTTGTTCCTCGTACTAGCAGCAGTCAAGATGACTTAGCTGCAGCTACAGTAGATAACTCGTTTATTTCAAATGCGTTAAAGTCAGTAAAAAATAACAAGTTTCAAAATGAGTTTACAGCTTCGGCTACAATACTTGCAGACCAACTAGGTATACCTAGAGGTGAGGCTTTATCACTTTTAGCTATTGAGTCTAATTTTGGAAACGTTGGTGACAGGAAAAAATCTAAAAGTAGAGGGCCACTACAGATACAAAGCCTAGCTTTTAGAGATGTTAAAGATTATTTCAAAGGGCCTAAGCCTGCTAATCTTAATATGACAGACGCTGAATGGGCAACTCTAACTGCAACAGCAGGTGGGCTACCTAAAAACCACGGTAATCTTGTTATTGCAAAAGATCAAATTACTGCAGGTTTGTTATATTATAAGATGATAGGACTAAAAGGTGTAGACCCTAAGTTTAGAGCTGCCGCATATTATGATGGGTATACCAAGTATATTGGTATTAATGATATTTCTGATATAAAGAAATTTTCAGGGCCTAATACTTTAGCATCAGTTACAAAATACAACTCTGCATTTTTAGGATTGCAAGATTATTTAGGGCAGGTCGGTGATTATTATTATCCTAAAGGTGGCGCGTCTACCGCTGCAGCTAACAATCAAAACATACAGACCACAACAAGTTCTACTGCAGTAAACAATCAAGCAGCTGGCCAAGGATCATCAACTACAGTAGTTAATAACAATCAAATTGCAGGTTTAAAAACAGAAGATGCAAGTACAGACACATCTGCAAAATCAGCAAACACTGGTAATACAGGTACATCTAGCACTGATGTAAGTTCGCTTGAGATACAATCAGGAAAGGTTGGGGTTGACGATGGTAAACCACCAGCTAAAGAACCTAAAGTTGATACTACAGTCAAGCCACCCGCATTCTACACAAATGATCCATCAAAACTTGGGTTTGATCTGCGTAATTATCTTGAAGAACGAGAGTTAATTATTAATCAAACTAACGCTAATTTACAATACCAAAATGATTTAGCAGATTACTACAGAAGATTTGCTCAAATTATGAATACTGGTGGAACTAATCTAACTCGTGCTAAAGAACTTACCCAACTTGCTATGAATGCAGAAGTAGCTGCTAATGACACTCGTATTAAAGGTGCGTTAGAAGCTAAAAAAGCTGAGAATAAAATTATGTACTTACAGGGTATGCAAGGTTTACAAGACCTAGCAAATGGTAGTGTAAATAGAGCTGCTATGGTGTGGTCACAATATTCAGGTATGGATGTTCGTATTAATCCACGATCTGATGGTAAGTACGACATTACTCTAAATGGTAAACCATATAAGACTATGGACTTTGCACAGCTTAGCAACACATTACAACTTGCCTTTGACCAAGGTTATAGAAAGACACAGCAAGAAGCGTCTACTACAAGACAACTAAAAGTTTTTGAGAATCAACTTGATATAGCTAAAGAAAATGCCAAAGCATATAATACAAGACAGCTAGAGGTGCTAAAAGGTAGGATTGAAATTATTAAAGAGCAGTCAAAAATAGACAATACAGTTAAGCTAGAAAATATAGATGGCATACCTTATGTTCAAAGGGGTAATAGTTTCTTTATTATAGAACCTTTTGATTATGAAGATAACAATGGTGTTATGCAAACCGGAGTAAGGGAGATACCAGTTACACCACCATCAGGCTCTACATCATCTAATGCGTACAAGAGGAATTAAATATGGCCCCGAAGAAGGCAGGATTACAAGCATTTCAAAGTTCCTACTATGATGCTACTACTGCGCCCGGAGCTGGAAATCCGTTTGTATCTCAGACTGGTTCTGCAGGGTTAGGCCAATTAAACGCACAACTAGCTGATCAATTAGTTCAAGAGCAAGCGCAGTTTGATAATTTAGAAACAACTCTTGGTGCAGGATTTAATAAACCACCTGAGACTGGGCCTCGTGTATTGTTTAGTCCGTCACAGAATAAGATGTTCGTTAATGGTGCGTTGTATGACGCTGATGATAAACAGTCAGCACTAGATGCAGAATCTCAAGGGTTTCTAGATAAACCAAGGGCTTTACAACCTGAAGGTCTAGACTGGCAATCTGTATCTCCTGACTCTTATAAAACATTTATGAATAACATAGAAGACCCCGGTTTGGGTACTCTTATGGCTAGAAATTTTGAGATCGGTGGCAGTAATCTAAAGATGCTTGCTGGTAGAGGTGCTCAGTTTCTTGGGTTTGAAGAGTTTGGTCAGAGTGTAGTAGATAACGCAGTACAAGAACTTTATTATAATCAGCCATTTCAAAGAGAATTTACTGAGATTGAAGTAGGCAGTAGTTCAAACGGAGCTATTGATTGGTTTGTGGCTAACTTAGCACAGCAAGGGCCAAACTTAATTGAGTCTATTGGTGTTGCTCTGCTTGGTGCAGGTGCAGGTGCAGTTGCAGGTGGCGGCGCTAATCCATTTACTGCCGCAGGTGGTGCTGTATACGCACTACTAGGTAAAGAAGCAGTTAAACAATCTGTACTAAAAGCAGCTAAAAAGTATGCAAAAGGTCAAGCTCTTACTAAAGGTGAAAAGAAACTACTTCGTGAATTTTCAGGCCTAACAGCTGCAGCAAAAATTAAAAATCCAAATGCTTTTATAGTTACCCCCGGTGGTACAGCTATGTCGGGTAGCCAATTTCTTAAACAATTAGGTAGACAGCAGGCTGATGATGCTCTTGCAATAGGTGCAACTACAGCCCGAACCGCAGGTAAAAAACAAGCTATGGCTGGAGGTGCAGCAGGTGCATCTGTATTTGGCTCTTATGCTATGGGTGTAGCTGATATCTATGGTGAAGTAAGAGACACAGGTGTGGGTGATAGAGGTACAGCAGCTTTAGGCGCTATACCATATGCGGCACTAGAAACGCTCCCAGAATTTTTTTTAGCAGGTCGTATTTTTGGTCTTGGCCCTGATATTATAAAATCAGGTGGCCTTGCTAAACGTGCAGGTAAAGGCTTGTTTGTAGGTGGTACGCTTGAAGGTCTAACTGAGCTTGGGCAAGAAGCTATTATACTTACAGGCACAGACCAGCTTGGTGATGCTGAAACAACTAAACGATTAATTAACTCTTTTGCAGCTGGCTTTGCTATTGGTGGCCCACTTGGTACGGGTGCTAATTTACTTAAAAGAGGTGAGCCTACTAACTTACTAGATGAAAGTAATCCACAAGCTGATAAAAAATTACTACCTGCTCCTCCCCTTGAAGGTGACGTATTAGGCTCTGAGACTCCTCCGCAGGGTCAGTTGCCAAGCGCAGGCGGTACTGCGGCTCTTCCTGCTCCTACTCCAGCAGTTACTACAGTGTCTGGGCCTCCTAATTTCGTTGCAGGTACAGAAGGAGTTCGTCAGGGAGAGCCGTTAGACACAGTAGTTCAGACAAACCAGCCGATCATTCCGGGTCAAGCTGAAGGCCAACAAGGGATTATGCTCCCACCTGAACAAACAACTGCAGCTGAACTAAATAGACTTTCAGAACAACCACAGCAACAAGCACCTGTGGTTACACCAGAGCCTACTCAAGCTGAACTAGAAGCAGCTGGACAATTAACACTGCCAACTCCTGATGTAGCACAAACAACACAAGACTTAGCTACTCCGGCGGCACAAGAGACAGCCATAGGACAACAACTTCTACAGGCTGCTAACAACAGAATCCAAGAACAACAGAATCAACTTGCTGAACAACAAAGAATTAGAGCAGAAGAAGTTGAGCGAGCGCAGAGGCAGCAAGAGTTTGATTTAGCTGAACAGCAAAGACTAAACGAGCAAGTGGCTCAGTTAGAAAATGCTAGAGTAGATCAGATACTAAAAGAGAATGAAAGGCTTACTCAAGAAGTTGAAGAGCGTAAAGCTCGTGAACAAGCACAGATTCCTATACCACAAAGACAATCCCAGCAGTTAAGTTTGCCGGGGATGGCAGTACCATATAGTGCAAGACGACAAGCATTAAGAAAAGGTCAAGCTGCAGCACCTGTTGTTGCAGAGCCTACTGCTGCTGAGCTAGAGCAAGCAGGTCAGATGACGTTACCATTTCCTGAAGCTCCTGCTCCTGAGATAACACCACTTGTAGAACGTATGATAGCTGATGGTATTCCAATACAAAACATCCAAGAGTTCATGGATGATTTTAAAGCTGCTGTGGCTAATAATGATTTAGTAGAACAAGATAATATTATTGCAGAGATGGAAGGCATTATAGAAAGTTTTGATAGACCTCGTAGAAGGGCTACTGCTTTATCTACTCCTGCTCAAAATCTCGTTAATGA